CCTTTGTGATTTTGTATCCAACGATACTCGAAACTAATTCACTGCCTACTGCGTCTGATGCCATAAATAGAGGTATAAATAATCGATACAAAATAAAGCCTATTAAAAAAAAATAAATTACTTCGCGCGTTCGGAATTCAGTTTTTAGAAGTCCTGAATTGTAGATTTGAGTTGCCCAATCGGTATCTTCACCGTGGTTAATCTCTTTAAATTTAAACTGTTTTGCTATCGTCGCGCGGATACAATTTAAATGATTTGGATATCTCAAGTATTTAATATCCGGAAATTGTACGCCCTCGATAGTTTCGTATTTCGAGTGAATTATCGAATGTTCGAACGCCTCCGGATTAGCTCCGTCGGTCGTCATCGTTCCGACTAGCGAAATACAATCCGGATCCGTCGCGATTCCTTTTATTAGAGTCGCTATATAAGTCTTTCCCGGCAAATCATCATCGTCGAAATAGGCTATATATTTACCTTGAGCACGGTTTAAAAGGCGGTTTCTTTTCGCTCCGATTTTTCCGGGTTCCTTATCGATTAGAATCTCGATATTATCGGCGTAAACCGTTTCTTGGATTTGTCCGGTTAATCTTATGAATAACTCGGTTAGCGATTTTTCGCGCTCCGGTAGGGATGGGATTAGGATAGATATGAGGATCATAATTCTTCGCCTGTTAAAGAGTGTACAAGATTTTGTAATTGGTGGACGTAATTAAGCCTGTAATTATTATTAAAAGAGTTGCCTCGATTAAAACTAAATTCTGAATTATACAAACCAAAAGAACCATCACCCCCAATTGCAATAATAGACTTACCTAAATTCAATCTAAAAATAGAGCCACCATTTTTATAAAACCCAAACTTCAAAAGCCATTTTTCTGTCAATTCAACCTCTTCAATTCTGTAAAAATTCTCTTTTAAAACCGTAACAAATTTACTGTTTATTGGATTCTGTAACACGATTCTTTCGGTTCCTATTTCAATCACGGAATAATATTCTGCATCTAAATGGATTCCTCTTACAAAGTTTCCATACTTTAATTGTTGTAAATGATTTATCATAACAAAAACCCCTCCTGACGATGTTTATAGTAAAGTGCTTTTCCTTGATCCCAATTCGCGGCGGAATCTTTATACGTTTTATCCATCGGCGCTTTCGAATTCGTATAATGAAGATGCGGAAATTTTAGATTCGGAGCGAATAACAGAAATCCGTTATTCTTACAAATCCAATACAGATGTTGGTCGCAGAACATCGATTTATACTCCGGATGAAAGAAATACCCAAGCCGGTCGTGTAGCTCTCGAGACATTATCGGAATAGTTAATACATCCGCCTCGAATCGTTGAAGTAGATCGTCAACTTTTAGGAGCCAAGAACCTTTCGCGGATTGAAAAATCATTTCGTTGTATATAAGCGTATCCCAATTTTGCGGACATTCGAAATCGTCCGAAAGGTAAATTAAAACGTCACCAGTTGCGATTTTAGCCGCGTGATTAGTAGCTTGGACGACGCAATTATTATCGTTAATAATAACTTTAGACGAACTAAATAATGTAGTGTATAACGTATTTTGCGCGTCGGATAAGTCGAGCGATAAAATATGCTCGACCTCCGTTAATCCGGAATGGCATCGCATCCAATAGTCGAAGGTTTCCTTTGCTCTCGTAGCGCGTCCGCGCGAGGGGTGTATTAATGTAAATCGCATGTATAAAATTTAAATGATTCCAAGTCCATATTGTTTTTTAGCCAAGACGAGTCAGCATCTGCCCACCCGTGCTTATCGTAATAATCCTGACGGTCAGAGTGAAAGCCGCCGCCGGTTAAACCGATTCCGTGTTTAATTCCGATAAAGATATTTGAGTCCGGGTTAACCGTGACACCTTTTAATTTAGAGCGCGACCATAACCAAGAATCTGTATATGGTTCGGTATCGACGCACCATTTAAAATCCATATCCGGTTTAATTATCGTCGACGCCATTGTCGATCGTCTTAAATGTGTAAGGGTTACGAATTTTTTCCACGGGAGGTTATAATAAACAGTATAATTAGTTCCGAATAAATCAGGGCGGTTATTCGCCTCCCATTTTTTAAGCATAGTCTCGATAAAGTTCGGAGCGTAATAGTCGTCATTCTCGATAAAAAAAATCACGTCCAATCCTTTATCGCGGAGCCGCTCATATCCTAAACGATACCGCCAAGTGATATCCTTTTCGGTTGGTTTAAATATAGTCGGATCGTTTACGACTTCGACCATCTGAGGTTGTACGGTTTGCGCACGCAGCATCCGGAGGCAGTTTTGTAGGAACTTCGGCCGGTCGTTTCGGTCAGGAATAATAATGCCAATTCTGATCATGGGTACAAATATAATATTTTCCGTTGTATATGGATAAAATTATTTATTTTTTTTTAATAGGCTTTATTTTGTATCGATTATTTATACCTCTATTTATGGCATCAGACGCAGTAGGCAGTGAATTAGTTTCGAGTATCGTTGGATACAAAATCACAAAGGGAAACTTTAGCAACTCAACACCAAACCTACCGCAGAGAATCGCGTTAATAGGCGAAGCGAACCACGCAAACCAATCAGGATTAAGTACGGCGGCAGTAGAAATTACATCAGCGCAACAAGCTGGTGAATTATTCGGATTCGGCTCCCCACTTCACATGGCGATGAGAATTTTGCGCCCGTCGAACGGTGGTGGCGTCGGAGGAATTCCTGTATATGCTTATCCTCAATTAGCGGCTGCAGGAGCATCTACTAAATCGATGGATATCACTCCAGTTGGTACTGCTACCGGTAACGGAACGCATACAATTGTAGTTGCCGGACGTGAATTTTTAGACGGTGAGCGTTACGATATCGCTATCGTCGAAGGTGATACCGCTGACGATATTACCGCGAAAATCGAGGACGCTATTAATAACGTTCTTGGTTGCCCTTTTAGCGCAACTTCAACGGATTACGACGCGACTCTCGTATCAAAATGGAGAGGTTTAACGGCGAATGATTTGACTATTTCGGTCGAAGATAACGACGACGCATTAGGAATTACATATACAGTATCGACGAATCAAGCCGGACAAGGAACACCATCAATCGTTGCTTCTTTAGCTTTATTCGGAAACAATTGGAACACAATCGTTGTAAACACATACGGCACGGTCGAGTCGATTATGGCGGCTCTAGAAACTTTTAACGGTATTCCGGATCCTTCTAATCCGACAGGCAGATTTGCTTCGACTATTATGAAGCCTTTCTTAGCCTTAACAGGTTCGGTAGCGGATAACCCGTCAACGATTACAGACTCACGTCTTGATGACGTTACTATCGCGATTTGTCCGGCTCCGTTAAGTGCTGGACATCCTTTAGAAGCGGCTGCAAATATGGCGGTTTTATTCGCTCGTAAAGAGCAAGATACTCCGCATTTGGACGTTCAAGAATCTTATTACCCGGATATGCCGACTCCGATATCTATCGGAACGATGGCGACTTATACGAATCGCGATTCTTACGTTAAGAAAGGATGTTCAACCGTTGATTTAACAAACGGAAAATATCAAATAAAAGATTTCGTAACGACTTATCACCCAGTTGGCGAAACACCTCCGCAGTTCAGATATTGCCGAAATTTAATGTTGGATTTCAACGTGTATTTCGGATACTATTTACTTGAGCAATCATACGTGGTAGGTAAATCGATCGCGTCCGACGACGATGTTGTATCTGTAGGCAGCGTAATTAAACCGAAATCTTGGAAACAGGTTATCGATAAATATGCGACTGACTTAACGGCTCGTGCGCTTATTACGGACACGACTTTTATGCAAGATTCTATCGACGTTGATTTATCAACTACGAATCCAGATAGACTCGAAACTTTTTTCAGATATAAACGAACAGGAATCGCTCGAATTTCATCGACAACGGCTGAGGCTGGTTTTAATTTCGGTTCAAATCAATAAATTTTAAGATATGGCTACAGGCGGTGATATTACTGAGGTAACGTACAACCATCCAACGATTGGACAAGGTTCTTTTTTCCCAAAAGCAAACGAGGGAAATACATTCGATCCGGGCGGAATCAGAACGGCAGACGATGCTAGTATGATATCCGGTTCAGGCGCGATGATTGCACAAAAAAACCGTGTTCGCGGACACTTCGAGATTCTTATCGAAAACGATATGAATATCCGAAACGACGCGAGTATCGTTGCTCAATTCGCGGCGGATCCGGTTCCTGCAGACTGGACTGTTTCGATTATTAACGGAACTGTTTGGGGTGGTACAGGATTTCCGGTTGGTGATATCGCTCCGGACGTTAACGCGTCTACATTTACTTTAAAAGTAGCGACGAGCACATTCAAAAAAATCATAGGTTAAAAAATAAAATAAATTATGGCTAAAGTGTCCCAAGAAATAGCTAGACAAGACATTAATAAATGGCTTGACTACAAAAAAATCAGCCCGAAACGCAGAGACGAGTTAAAGGAAAACATCGATAAATTAGTTGACAATGTGTCCGAAGGGGTGCTGATTGTTACTGATAAATTCGAATTGACTCAGGATTTATTGTTCCCTTTAGGAATCGACGGAGCGATAAAAAAATTAACCTATAAACCGAGACTCAAGCAAATTGATATCAGCAAGAAGATTCAAGGGAATAAAGGAACGGATGTAGGAACCTATGTACGTTCATACGTTTGTGCCTTGACTGATCAACCGGCTGGAATTATAGGCGAATTGGACAGTGAGGATTATAACATTGCAAACTCGATCGCGGTTTTTTTTATCTAGATTCGGATAAATTAACGACGAGTTTCGAATATTTTAATGTTGAGGTTTCAGAGGCAAATTTAAACGTAGCGATTGTCACAGTAGTACGAGAGCACCATTGGTCGCCCGAAATAATTGAAAATCTGTATCTTGACGATATGGATTTTTTTGGTTTATGGTATTGGTATAACGATATTCATAAGTGTAACGAACAGATTAAAAGTATAAAGAACCAAGAATGAAAGCCTTTGTAGTTCCATCGATATTTACCGCAGTAGATAAGTTCACCGCGCCCGTTCGAAAAATGGGTGAGGCTGTAACTCGTTTCGCGAATAAATCGGAGGCGGAACTTGCTCGAATGGAACGATCTTGGCGAAACGTCGGAAACTCCGCGATGACGGTAGGTCGTCAAAGTCTAATGCTATCTGCAGCGATTATCGCGCCTTTGGTTATAATGACCAAGAAAGCCGTCGAATTTGAGGATAAAATGGCAGACGTCGCTAAGACAACTGGGATGTCCGCGCCCGCACTCGAAATGTTCGGCGATGCTATTCTCGAAATGTCGACCAAAACCCGGACCAGTATCAACGACCTTATTAAGATAGGTGAAATCGGTGGGCAGTTAGGTGTGGCAGAAGATAAATTGCTCTCGTTTACTGACTCCGCTAATAAATTCAACGTTGCGCTTGGTTCCGATTTCGAAGGTGGAGTTGAGGAAGCTGTCACGAGCGTTTCGAAAATAAAAGATTTATTTGGCGGTACCAGAAATTTGGATATTTCAGAGATGATCAAAAAAACCGGTTCCGCGATTAACGAACTCGGAGCGAAAGGATCCGGAACCTCGCAGAATATCGTTGATTTTACTTTGGCAATTGGGCAATTACCAGACGCGCTAAAACCGTCGATTGAATCTACATTAGCACTCGGAACGTTTCTAGAGGAAATGGGTATCGATTCTAAAAAAGCCGCCTCTGGTGTATCGAATTTTATTATGGCCGCCGGTAAAAATATTGGGATTTTTGCAACCCAAATGAATTTATCTAAGGATGCTGCAACGGAATTATTCGACAAGGATCCGTCTCAATTTTTAGCGAAGTTTTCGAAATCCTTTCAAGGGTTATCTTTTGACGAATTATCGGTACAGCTAGAAAAATTCGGATTGAATTCTCTAGAGGTTACAAAAGTCGTCGGCTCACTAGCTGCGGATACTGGTCGTTTAGGAGACTTGCAAAACTGGGCAAATAAATCCTTCGCTGAAGGAACCTCGTTGCAGGCTGAATACGAAAAAAAGAACTCGACCGCCGCCGCTAAGTGGGAAATAATGAAAAATAATATCCACGCCGCCGCGATTACTTTAGGTCAGGCGTTCCTGCCGGTTCTTTTGGATTTAATGCAAACTGTAACTCCGATGATTCAGAAATTCGGAAAATGGGCAAAGGAAAACAAAGTATTTTTAGGAACTATTTTAAAAGTGGTTGCCGGAGTCGCTGCGTTTTCGGCTGGCGTATCCGTCCTGTCTTTTGGCATTGGCGGATTCGCTAAGATGATGGCGTTTGCAGCCAAAACGATGGCCTTTTTTAAAGGCTCTAGTTTGGTTGCTACAACGGCGGTTAAATTATTCTCGACGACATTAATGGGTATCCCGATTATGTGGATTATTGCTGGTGTTGCGGCATTAGCCGTCGGAGTTTATGCGCTCGTAAAGGCGTTTAATAGCTCGACCGCAGCAGAACGCGTTAACGCTGAATTAAAAGATCGCGTACTTGAAGCAACAATGGACGAGCGCGTCGAAGTAGCTCTTTTAATGAAAACACTTCGCGAGCATACTCAAGTGAGTGACGCATATCAGGCGGCTCTCGTTAGATTAGATGAAATTTCTCCGGGAATCGTATCGCAGTTTAACTTACAGGAAAAATCCATACGAGCGATATCTGCCGCCGAAAAACAATTGACAATCGACATTTTAAAAAGAGCGGAGGCAGAAGTAAGAGCCGAAATGCTCAAGGAAAAGATGAAGGAAAAAATGACGCTCGAGCAAGATAAAATTCAAGTCGATTGGATGGATATGTTAACCGGCGGAAATCTAGCTATCAGCGAAGCGAACAGACAAGGAAAAATTCAAGGTTTAGACGAGGAAATAAAAGTACTAGCGGAGGGAACGACACAAGACCAAATGCAAGAAATTAATCCGGGTTGGGAAAAGCAAATGGCGTTAACTAATTCCGGAGACGCTTATAAGAAATCCCAAAATATTACGATCGATTTTAAAAATTTACCTGCAGGCGTTATGGTTACAAATACC